TAATCAAATAATTTGGGGAGCGAATTACTATAATACATTTTGGGGTAAAGGCGGAGCAATAATTTGGCATAAAGAAAACCCCCATCCAGATATGAGTTCTTGTGAAATAGCAAGCAATAGCATGGAGAAGCAAGTAAGATATTATAATAAAAGATGGTTTGGTTTTGTGGGAACACAAAATAAAGAGACGAATCATCCTTGTGAAAAGCCGATAGCATTATATCGCTGGCTACTCAAGAACTATGCAAAGGCGGGTCAACGGATATTCGATTCGCATGGCGGGTCATTTAGTTCTGCGGTGGCTTGCTATATAGAAGGCTTTGATTTGGATATTTGCGAGATAGATGCCGAATATTTTGAGGCTGCAATCAAGAGATTTCGGCAAGCGACGCAACAGATTAATCTATTTGATAAACGCCTGATGTGAGAGAACGTATGGCGTATAAGCCGTGAAAGATAAAACTTTCAAAAAGGAGATGAACCGATGCTAATTCAAATAAAACAAATACGGACTAACGTACTGAGCTGGTTTCGTCGGCTTGATACTTTGGTTAGGCAGCGTGGAAGTTTTGGCGGACTATCTTTATACATCTGTTTTGGTTGGTATGGTGGCTGGAAGATACGCTTCGACGGATCAAGTCTAATTATAACTTTAGGATTTATCTCTATTGGAATTATGTGGAGAGATTTAGATCGTATCATTGATGTGCAAACTAAATTAATTGATAAGTGGCTTTTGATGGAATGGCGGAATACGGTATGGAATGGCGGAAAAGGATTGGTTGGTCAAAAATTTTGGAAGGAATAAGAAAGAGTTTTTTAAGAGTTGGGGCAGAATAGATTAGAATAGATATAATATATGGCAAAAAGATTTACAGATAGCAAGAAGTGGGAAAAGCCGTGGTTTAGAAAACTTCCGCTAAAGTATAAGTTACTCTGGATTTTTATTTGTGATAATTGTGATCTTGGGGGAGTATGGACTGTTGATTTTGAATTAGCATCATTTTTTATTGGAGAAACTATAGAACAGGTTGAGGCGGAAAATATTTTGGGAAAACAAATTGATATTATTGATGATAGTAAAAGATGGTTTATTCGTGATTTTATATATTTTCAATACGGAGAACTAAAAGATAATAATAATTTGCATAAATCTGTAATTGCCTCAATGAAGAATTCAGGGGTATTTGAGGGGTATATATACCCCTATTCAGGGGACAAGGTAAAGGTAAAGGTAAAGGTAAAGGAAAAGGTAAAGGTAAAGGAAAAGGTAAAGGAAGAGGTAAAAGGTAAGGGTAAAGATAAAGAGTATTCGGATATGTTTGAGAAATTTTGGGAAATTTATCCCAAAAAAATTGGTAAGGGTAAAGCTTATGAATCCTGGAATAAGATTGATCCTTCGATTGAACTCCAGGAAAAGATAATATTGGCGATAAAAAAGCAAATGAAATCAATCCAATGGCAAAAAAATAATGGTCAATATATTCCTTTGCCGGTTACTTGGCTTAATCAGGATAGGTGGAATGATGAATTAGATGAATCAGCTACAAAATTATCTGATACAACCTTATTTAATATCCGTGCAGCAAAAAATTTTATTGGAGATGAAAAATGAAAAAGTCAGAGTTGGCAATTATTCTACTGCCAGTAGGGGAGTTGTATGATAAAAAGATTAGTGAGAGTCTACTTGGAATTTATTATGAGATATTTAAAAATTATAGTATAGCTGATTTTAAAAATGCGATTGAAAGATTGATGAAATCTTATAAATTCAATTCAATACCTAAGCCAGCCGATATTCTCGAATATCTTGAGGGATCAGTTGATGATAAAGCAAGAAAAGCCTGGATTTTAGCACAAAAAGGAGTTGAAGATATTGGTCATATAGGTTCGGTTAAATTTAACGATCCGATAATATCAAATGTTATTGTTGCACTTGGTGGCTGGCAAAATTTTTGTCTAACTCTTACTGAAGATTTACCGTTTTTAGAAAAGAGATTTATTGATTATTACAAAATGTTTGAAAAACGAGGGGATTGTGAGCCGTTAGAGTTGATTGGTTTTTTGGATAGTAGTAATAGATTGAAAGGTTATTTTGAGAGAATTAAACCAGCATTTTTGATTGAAGAAATAGGTAAAGAAAAGAAATTACTAACCGGCGACCAGGGAAAAAATCATTAAAAAAGGTAAGGTATATTTAAGTTTATTTTAAATGTTTAAAAATTGCATACTTAGAGAAGAAGATGGCTATGATTGCGAAATGCAATATTTAATGGATTGTAAGCATCCTGAATGTAAATATTATTATAAAGGGAATTGGTTTATCAATCTGTTATTTGGCTTTATTTTTATTCTAATTTGGGGAATTATTCTGATTGGCAGTACAATATTTGCCGTAATTCAATCGTTTTTGGAGTTATTTAGATGAAAAAACTAATAGTAATTCAATTTCTATTAATGGCGACAACTATTTTAATTCTGATATTAGGGTTAATTGAGCTAAATTTAGAATACGACGAGAAATTATATAAATTTATTGAATTTATCGAAAATAATGACTTCTATCCCTTAGTATTTTCGGCTTATAATAGCCAACTTAATCAAACTCAAGGCGATCCTAATTTAACTGCATCAGGCACTAAAACCAGTTTCCAAACTCTTGCATTATCGAGGGATTTAATTAGCAATTACAACCAACCAGACGACAATTTATTCAATTACGGCGATACAGTTACGGTAATTTTTAGTAAAAAGATGATTGTCGAAGATACAATGAATAAAAGATATGTTAAAAGAGGTGACATTTGGACACTAAATGAAAATGAAGCTAAGATATTTGGTCTTCAAAATGGTATATTAATTAAAAAAAAGAAATTTATCAATTTTAAAAGGGAGAATTGACTATGAATTACAAAGCGCAAATTGATTTAGCAGCTATTGTCCGCAACAAATTAAAAAACCGATGGCAAAAAGTTATTTACCGGCTTTGGATAGCAAAATTATTAAATGACTACTATTATCTAAAGTCTGGACTTGATACCAGTATAATAAGAGGCTGGCTGCCAGTAAGAGCATTAAGGGGTACTTGGATTGGCGATTGTGCCGATAGAGGATTAAGAGAAGCCAGAGAACACTTTCCATTTCATCTTATCAAAAAAATTCACGAATGGGACTGCTATGGTAATAAAAAACGTACTTATATTTATAGTCTCAATTGTGAATTAACCAAAGAAGATTGGGATCAAATATTGGATATAAATAGACATTACATTTATAAGGGTTAATTGATGTTGCTAAAATTCAAAATACTGGGCATTTATTCACCTAAACAATCTTTCAAATTTACTAAAACTGGAATCCGCTACCAACCCCGAAAATTGAAGGAAGATAAAATTAATCTTAGATCGCAAATAATTAATCAATTACCCAAGAATTTTAAACCGTTTGCAAATAAGGTTGAATTGATTAAACTTTGGTTTCATTTCCCACCAGTCAAATCATTCAACCGAAAAATTAAAAAAATGATTGATGACGGCAATTATATTATCAAATGCACTCGACCCGATTACGATAATCTATTAAAAGGTGTAATTGATGCAATGATTGGAGTTGTGTTTTTAGATGATAATATCATTTGGCGGGTACAGGATGTCGCCAAAGTATATTCAAATGAACCCAAAATTGAGATGATAATTAAAGGTGAATAAAAATTTGCAATAACTCGAAATCTCGTAGCTCTTTGTAATCGCCAAAATTACAAGGCTACCGCTTTTTAAAATCCAAATTAATGTCGTTGCTGGTGCTTGTGATTTCGACCAGCAATTTTTTTTAATTGACAAATCCAATATCATCACTTAAATTTAAATTGACATTAATTTAATTAAATCTAAGGGTTAATTTATGCCTTACGTTAGTCAAGCACAAAGGCGAAAATTTCATGCTATGGAATCAAGAGGTGAAATTTCTCACAAAGTAGTTAAAGAATATGATCGTGCATCTAAGGGTAAAAAATTACCCGAAAAAGTTAGCCATAAATCAAAATCCAAACATTTAAAACATAGATAATTGAAAAGACCAGATACATATATTTTCGAACCTCACCCTGGCGCACAGACTGAATTTCTGGGTTGTATGGCTGATGAAATATTCTACGGTGGAGCTCGTGGCGGCGCAAAAACTGCTTCTTTGGTAATTAAAGCCGCCTGTAACGTGATAGATTATCACTATATTTATAAAAACAAAAAATATTCACTTGAAGATTATCAAAAATTAAGTAATGACCAGAAAAGATATTGCCATTTTTTGCCGACCTCTATTGCAATAGACCAACCTGATTATGTTGCCGTTTTAATTCGAAGATTATATCCCGATATTGTAAAAAACCTCAAACTTGAATGTGATAAATTTTATCCCTTACTTGGTGGAAAATGGAAACAAACTGAGCATTGTTGGAACTTCCCATCCGGTGCTAAAATATTCCTTGCTCAATGCCATGACCAAGACGCTTTGCGAACTTTTATGTCAGGTAACTATCACTTTATTGGCATTGACCAAGCTGAACAATTCCCCTTTGAATGGATTAAACAAATTGAAGGTTCATTGCGAACTTCAGTTGGCAAATTTAAAACTCAACTTTGTCTTACTGGCAATCCTGGCGACATAGGTCATAAAGATTTAAAAGAATATTTTGTAGATAGATGCCTACCTGTCAATATTGGCGATAAAATATATAATGAACAATATGATGTATTTTGGCAACCTCAAAAATCAGGCAAAACATTTTATGACAAAAATGGAATATCAATAAAATTTATACCCTCAAAAGTATTTGATAACCCAGCCATTATTGAAAATGATCCCAAATATGTACTTCGTCTAAAATCAATGAATGAAGTTTTAAGAGCAATGTGGTTAGAGGGTAGATGGGATGTTTTTACCGGATTATATTTTGATAACTGGAATATTATGCACCATGTAGTTACCGAAAATGAATTTATTTATGGTAAACATTACGATAAATATAAATATGATATTTGTAGATTCTATGATTATGGTACGAAAAGTCCATTCGTTTGCTTATTTGCTGCCGTAAATAGAGATACTAATCGAATTACAATCTTTGATGAAATCGTGGAAATCGGATATAGTGCCTCTCAACAAGCAAATTTAGTCAACGAATATTCTTATGAAAAATATAATCTTAGACCTGAAGATATAAAATATGAAATTGCCGATCCCGCCTATTGGACAAAATATTCTGCCGGAGAAAGTTTAGTTTCACCCGCCGAATATTATAGTCAAGCCGGAATTAATTTGATACCTGGTAATAATGACCGTGAAGCTGGTGCTAAAATAGTTTATGAAGGATTAAATGTATATTATGACGACAACGGCGAACCATATACAGGAATAAGATTTACCGAAAATTGTGTCAATAGTATAACTTCAATCCCAACTCTACCAGCCGATCCCAACCATCCCGAAAAAGTTTATACTAAAGCCGATGACCATATCTTTGATGCTTTACGTTATGGATGTATGGAAATTATTTTCCCAATAGTTAATAAAAAGAAATCAATTAAAGGTTGGCGGGAAAGATTAAAAGAAGTTGCCCTGAAAAATAAGTATCATAAAAGATTAGATTTTCCTAATGTGAGGCGTAAAGGTTGGATGTATGCCTGAAATAGACTCTAAATATTTAGATTCTGAAAATTATGAAAAAGTGTGGAAATGCTATCGGTATAGTAGAGAACATATTGAAGATGCCATTGCTGATAGCGAAGAAGCAATGAACTATGCAATTACTGGCATACAATGGGATGATGAATCAATTAATGAAGCTGAAACTAATGATAAACCATATCTAACATATAATATCATTACCCCAACCCTCAATACTTTAATCGGAGGCGAACAAAGTAACCGAAGAAGGGCAAAATTCAAACCACGAAATCTTAATGATATTAAAATCGCCGATATTATTCAAAATAGATTCAATGCAATCAATGATGAACAAAATCTCGAAGAATTAATCCAAATTGCCTTTGCCGATGGATTAATTACTAAACTTGGCGGATGGATTGAAAGAGTATTCGAAATTAACGAACAAGGCTATCTTGACTATAAATATAGATTATGCAATCAATTTAGAATTTATCCCGATCCCGAACTATTATCTTATGACGCAGCTTTAGATAAATGTAATTGGGTAATCAAAGAAACATTTGAAAATCTGGAAACAATTAATAGCAAATTTAATGTTGATTTAACAGACAATAATAAAAAAGAAGGTTTCTGGTGGTCACTAATTGACTCGGTTAAACGAATAACCAGTAAAGCATATAGCGAAGAAACTGATAATTATGATAAGTATAACGATAAATATCGCATTTTAGAAATGCTGGAAAGAATCAATACTAAAATTAATATATGCTTTAATGGAGAAAATATTATTATTTTAACTTAAGATGAATATAAAGAAAAGAAAAATACTAATTTAAAATTTTTATATTCTACAACTCAGAAAAGAATTATGGTAACTGTCATTTTACCATATTTCAAGGACGCAGTTATATATAAAAAAGTATTAAGTAATCCATCTAATAATTTTGGTTTGTTCAATATATTTTCTTTTAGATTTAATGCACAAGCAGCCGAAACAGCATCTTTAGTTGATAATCTTATATCACCACAAGACGATATTAATAAATCAAAATCTCAAATTAGAGATTATGTATCACAAATATTAGCTGGTCTTACCGCAGTTATCGGTAGAGAGGACGAAGCCGTTAAACTTATTCAGGAAAAAGGCAATCAACCTAACTTGGTTGTTCAATTAAGATCACCAAACTCGGATATTAAAAAAATATCACCCCAGAATGTGCCACCAGAATTATTTATGCAATCTGAGAGTGGAGTTACTTTTACTGAAAGACTATCCCAAGTTGTTCCAGCCCTCAAAGCACAATCTGAAAAAAGTGGCGAGTCCGGTATATTATATGAGAAAAAATTGGAAGTAGCCCATGCTGCAAATAACCCTTATTATAAATCAGTATCATTATTGCGTAAGGAAATTGCCAGAGATTTTTTAAAAAATTTCAGCTGGGTATACAACGATTCGGATAGAATCTTAGACCTAACTACAAACAAGGGGGAATCTTATCAGGAAATAGTAAATCTTAATTTTGGCAATGAAATAATTAACGATGTCCGTAATCCCGAAGTTAAAATTGAACTTGACGAAGGCGAAGATAATCTTACCAGACGTGAAGAAAACTTTAATCAATTAATTGCATTGAGTAATGTTATTGCTCAAATTAATCCTGCATTTGTTGATATTAAAACATTACTTAAAAATGCACCTATCCAGGGAATTGAAGATTGGATTGATTTTTATGATGCAGTTAGAGAGGCACAATCTCAAATTGGGCAAGAGAATCAAGATTTAGACAAAATGCAACGAATCCTCGAAAATGAAAAAATCAGAAATGATATATTAACTAATGAGGGCAAATTAAGAATCGAAGCTGCAAAAGCAGAAAATGATAAAAATAAACTAAATAAAGTAGGAGTAAGCAAACAATGACCGAAAAGTTTATGGAAAAAGGCGACGATATTCTCATTGATGAAATAGAGAAAATGCCGGAATTTGATCTTTCTAAGGTCGGGGAGGAAAAATATGATGACAATATTTCCGCAACAGAATCGGAAACTACCGAACAAACTGTTAGCGACAAGAATAAAACATCAGAAATATCCGAAACCGAAAAACCGGAAGATAAACAAATAGAAGGCAAGCAGACCGAAATATCTGGGCAGACAAAAGTTGAGAAAAATTTAGAGGAAAAAGTAATAAAGCCATCTTTGCTGACTGAACTTGAACCGTCTGGACAAATTGTATCTGACGACCCCAAATATAAAGGGAAAAACGTTAATGATATAATTAAAATGCACCAAGAAGCGGAAAAGAAACTCAGCGAGCAAGGGAAAGAGCTTGGTGAACTTAGAACTCATCTTAGCAAAAAAGAGCCAACTTTTGATGAAATCTATGCAAATATGACTTCTAACGACCTTTTAACCGCATCTCAGGATTTGAGAATTAAACTTTCAGAGATTGATCCCGTTGTAGAACCGGATGAATACAAGAAAGTAAATAATTTAATTGCTCGTACTGAAGTTTTATATTCGCAAAAGAAAACAGAAGAACTTTTTAAGGCTAATTTAAACTCTCAACAAAATAATGAATTTATTGAGAAGACTAAAAAGCAAATGCAAGAGCTTGGTATTCTTAATGATAAATCCGGTAACTTTAATGAATCTGAATACTATAAAGTTATCGAATCTGCCAAAGATTATGTAGGTCAGGATGGGCGATTGACTGATGCCTGTGTCTATAAATCATTAATTGATAACTATGGACACGAAAAAGTTAATAAATTCTTCGAATTTATCGGAGCTGAAAAAACTCGCAAACAGCTTATCGAATCGCAAAAAAAAGTAGAAGAAAGTGTGAGAATTGATACGTCAACTTCTCCTGAATCTACCGTTACAGGCAAGAGAATTAAATTATTAGATTTGCCCGAATATGAAATGCAGCGATACATTGATACTTTATCCGATGAAGAATTTAATCGTTTAAAAAAAATAATTGCGAGTAAAACTAAAAAATAAAAGGAAAATATCGAAATGGACGTAAATCAAACTTGGATTGCTAATAAAGCAATACTTAACAGAGAGCTAAGAAAGGAAGCTTGGTATAATACCTTCTGGGCTAAATATGCCGGATTTGTTGATATTTCCAGAGATGATAATGGGAATCAACGTTATACTCCATCTGGAAAACCAATTGAAATCCTGCGTGATTTTGTTGCCGATGGTCGTGACAACATGCTTATTCCTTTTCTGCGCTATCTTACCGGCGATCCGGTGCATGGTGATACCGTGCTAAAGGGTACTGGTGAAGATATGGTTCTGTGGTGGTTAATGGTTTACCTTAATCAAACTCGTAAAGCAGTTATGAAAAAGTCCGGCAATATGGCTGAACAAAGAGCCAAAATTTACAAATTGTATGAAGAAGCTAAGCCTTTATTGGTTGATTGGTTTAGCAAATACGAAAACTTCAATGTAATGAAGGCTTTTTACGAAGGCGCAAGTTGGGAACTTACAAGAGGAACTAATTACGATGGTCTTGGTTTGGCTAAACGATTGCATCCAAACTGGTATTATTGCAGTAGCGCAACTGCAATTACAGCCGTTGGCACTGAATATTATACCAAAACTTCAGCAAATATGGATTCAGCAGTTACGGCTTGTCATACAGGCACTTATGAATTGACTTATGCTATTTTGAAGGAAATCCGTTTGAAAGCTATGTCGTTGAAAATACCCCAAATTGTAACTAAAAATGGTTATAAATTTTGGGCTATGTTAGTGCATCCGGCGACTTATAACAAGCTATCAACCGATTCCAGTTTTGTTGCCGCTGTCCGTGCTGCCTATAATGGTAAAATGATGGAAGAACCTGAATTAAACGGAGCTACTTCATATTGTGGGGGATTTGCATTTTTTGAGGACATTACCCTTGTTAGAGGTTGGGATTCCGATGCAAGTCCTTACTCAATGTTTGGTAGCACCTTTGCCGAAGCTATTGAAGCAAGTACAATTACCGATAATCACAATTCACTGGTATTTGGTAATAGTGCTATGGGGAAAGCAATAGCAGCAGGTGAAGAACTCAGATTTACCGAAGAAATTGACGACCACGAAAACACTATCGAACTTGGCGGCGCAATGATGTCTGGCTATAATCGTGCCGACCATTTTGCTGAGAGCGATGCCGGTGAATCCAGTGGTGACGCATTTTACAAAAATCAGACCTCAGAGCATGTCTGTTCGGCTTTATTAGCCAAAAATCAGAGCTCAATGGTCATAATGAGTGATGATGCTTGATAAGGAGATGAAATATGAAATCGAGTAATTTCTGGAAATATCTAAATGGAAATCCAACAGGTGTTTCCTTAACAACTGTTATGCCTCATGCCGAGAGCTCAGGAAGTGCGGTTATTTATCCAGATGGTAAAGTCAGGATAAAAGTAACTGCTGCCTCAGGCGATAAGGCTGCTTCCTTGCGGGTTTATACGCCAATTGCATTTAGGATCGTAGATTTGATGGTTCTATATGCAACTGAAGGCGGTGGTGGTGCTACACAAGGATTAGTTCTTACTGTTAAAAATAATACTGATACGATTGCTGCCGTTACATCAGGAAGTGCAACCTATGTAAAAAGACCAAGCACAATTGACAATTCTAAATGTACATTTGGGGTTGATGATAATGATCTTTACGTTATTGCAAGTTGCTCCAGTGGTGGCACAGCCGTTGTAGTTCTCGACACTATTTTTGTTTAGTGCAAAAAGGACGGAGGGGGTAGAATATTTTATTCTATCCCCCCCCCTAACCTAAAATGCTAAAATTCAATCCAATATCAATCGGCATTCTAAACTCAAGAAAAGAATATATTAATGAATGTATTAATTCTGTAACTGGACAATTTTATCCAAACAAATTTATGGAACTTATTATTGTTAAAAATTTGGATAAAGAATATAAAATTGGTGAAGGTTATAATGAAATTGTTAAAAGATCAAAAAATAATTGGATTCTATTCTTAGGCGATGATGATATGATTGCCAGAACTTATTTGTTTAATGTTAATGCCTTTTTGAATCATATGCAGAATAAACATTTGGATTCTGATATTGTTGCGGTAGTAACTCATGCAATATTAATTGATGAAACCCGAAAAATTAGTCTCGATATTATTCCCACCGGAACATGGAATAGAGACTTTCTAATTAAAAATCCTTTTGATGAAAAATTGTGTAAATATGTAGATTCAGAAATGTTTGCACGGACTAATTCAATGATTGATAAATTTATTATTCGTGACGATACCAATTATGGTTATTATTATCGTCAGCATTCAAATAATGTTAGTAAAAATAAATTTAAAGAGAAAACTCGCATTTTAAAAGAAATCGAAAAGAAAATGAAAAATCAAAGGATATATGCGAGGTAAAAACGTAGTTTTAATAAGTAAAGAAGATTTTGCTGGCTCTGGATATAGAATGGTAGAGTCAATTAATTTATATTCTTGTAATAATGTTCAATATGTCAGATTAATACCACAACCTATGTCATTTCCTAAATTGCCAAGCGTATTTTATATTTGTGATGGAGGATATAATATAAACCGCCCTAATCTTGACGATCTTAATAAAGTTATTGAAAAGGCGGATATTTTACATTTTAAGGGTGATTATTTACCCATTAAAAAATATTTTCCGCTTATAAATATTCCTAAAAATATACCCAAAATAATCACGGTAGGGGGTATGTATTTTAGAAGGGGTAAAAGTATTATAGCTGATGAGCTTGATCCCCTAAGTAAATATGTTAAATTAACTCAATATCGCTCTGCCTTAACCGCAGATTTAAATTATCCAGAATATAAGGGGCATTTTACCCAGCACCCAATTGATATTGATAATATGAAATATTCATGGCATAAAAATAATAAAATTGTGATTGCGCATGCACCTACTAATGAAATTAAAAAGGGTACAATTATATTTTTACAAGCAATTAAAAAATTAAATAATAAAAATATTGAAATTGATATAATCAAAGATACACCTTATTATGAATGCCTTAAAAGAATTAGTAAGGCATCTTTATTTTTCGATCAATGCTTATTTGAGGCTTATGGCAATGCTTCTATCGAAGCAATGTCAATGGGTATTCCTCTAATAACAAGATTGACTGATAAGGCAATATCTCAATCTGAAGGGAAATTAGAAAATACGCCAATAATTAGATGTGATGATACACCTGAATCTATAATTGATGCAATTAATCGAGCATTAGATATGGATTTAAAAGATATATCTATCAAAACAAGAGAATTTTGTGAAAAAACATATTCTTATGAAATTGTAGGCAGGATGTGGGATAAAATTTATCATAGCGAGGAGTTAATAAAATGAAACACTTTAATTTAATTATTGCAATATTTTTGATAACTATCTTAGCCTTTGCGGGATTGCATGATTATTCTGAACAGGAAGTCTTAAATCTTGTGTTAAGGGACAGTACGCTTAACTCATATTTCCACGATTATTCTGCACAAGAAGTCCTTAATCTGATATATGACGGTAATAATTCCGCATTAAGAATTTATCTTGATTCAATCAGAACACTTACGACAGATACACTTACAATAAATAAATATTTGCTTGTAGAAGGCATTGCCGATATTGACACGGCACAAATTAATGTACTGAATAAAAATCTTGACGCTAACCAGAAGATGATAACCGATTTAGGGACAATGAAAACCGATTCGGTCATTTCCAATTCCGGCGAT